GATGCTTCAGCGATTTATCAAGGTTCTCCAGTTGAAGTCGAGTTGACAGGTGGAACCGCAGCAATAATTACAAGTGCCGATGGAGATGGAAAACAACTCCTTGGCGTTTTTGCTGGATGTGAATACGTTGATGCATCAACAGGTAAACTAACATTTAAGAATTACTGGGCAGGATCAGGAACAGCTGATACTAACTATGATATTAAATGTTTTGTTTACGATAACCCAATGCAAAAATTTATTATTGCATCAGATGGTACAAATACAGACAGAGCAACTGCAAAGGCAGACATATTCAAGACTGCAACATTTGCAACTGCAACAGCTGGGAATACAACCACTGGTTTATCAAGTGCGATGATAGATATATCATCAGCAGAAGTTACCGACCCATCAAATCCTTTGATGATTGTTGGTCTTCATGAAGATGTGACAAACGCTGATCACTCTGCTGCAGGTATTTCTTACATTGTTAAAATTAATAATCATGTGTACGCCTCTTCTAGTGGTGACGCTGACGCTGCTATAGCATAAGGAGTTTTAATTATGGCAATTTCAAGAGCACAACTCGCCAAAGAATTAGAGCCTGGTTTAAACGCCCTCTTTGGTATGGAGTATAATAGGTATGAAGGTCAACATGCCGAAATCTTTGACACCGAGTCATCTGACAGAGCGTTTGAAGAAGAAGTAATGTTGAGCGGATTTGGAGCTGCACCGACTAAAGCAGAAGGTAACGCAGTGACATTTGACGATGCAAATGAGGCTTATACTGCAAGGTATAACCATGAGACAGTTGCAATGGCGTTCTCAATAACAGAAGAAGCCGTAGAGGATAACCTTTATGACAAAATTTCTTCTCGTTACACAAGAGCACTTGCAAGATCTATGGCACATACCAAGCAAGTAAAAGCAGCAAATGTGTTGAATAATGCATTCGATACAACTGTAACAGGTGGTGACGGAAAAGCATTATGTGTGACAGATCACCCATTAACAAATGGTGGTACACTAGATAATGTTGCAGCAGCAGATCTTAACGAAACATCTTTAGAAGATGCTTTAATTTCTATCGCAGGTTTTACAGATGAGCGTGGATTAATCATTGCTTTAAGAGGCATGAAGTTAATTATACCTCGTCAGTTACAATTTGTAGCAGAGAGATTAATGGCAACTAATCTAAGAGTGGCAACATCAGATAACGACATCAACGCTATCAAGTCAACTGGTATGTTACCAAATGGCTATGTAGTGAATGATTTCTTAACTGACACTGATGCTTTCTTCATTAAGACAGATGCTCCAAACGGATTAAAGCATTTCGAAAGAATGCCTTTAGCAACAGCTATGGATCCAGACTTTGAGACAGGAAACATGAGATACAAAGCAAGAGAGAGATATTCTTTCGGCTTCTCAGATCCTCGTGCAGTGTTTGGTTCACCAGGAGCGTAAGCTTAAAATACAAATTAACCAAAAGGGCAGTTACATACTGCCCTTTTTTGTGTATAATAAACTAACCTTGACAGTTACATGGTGTAACTGACATTTGCCACGACAAGGAGATTAAAATGGCTAATAGTACTTTTTCAGGTCCAATCCGTTCAAAGGGTGGATTTAAAGAAATCGATGAAAACGCAACAACTGGCGTAGTCACCGAAAACATTTCAATAACACATGATGGAACAAACAGTGTTGTAATTATCAAAGATCTTCCAACATCAGATCCTTCTGTAGCTGGTCAACTTTATAGCAACGCAGGTGTTATAACTGTATCCGCTGGATAAAGGAGAACACAATGGCAGGTTCGGTATCTGACGTAAAAGCCTACAACCACGACCAAGGTTCTGCTGCGGCTGTAGGTCCAACAAGGTCAAGAATAAGACAACTTGTAATTTTTGGGAATGCTGCTGGAGCATTAACAATTACCGATGGAAACGGAGGAGCAACATTATTGACTCAAAGTTTTCCTACGGGATTACATACATTAAATATTCCTAGTAATGGAATATTAGCAGAAAACGGAGCATATGTATCCGCTTTCACTGGCACTGGTAACAAAATAACTTTATTTTTATCATGACAAGAAAAGCAGATAAACAGCCTCCAAAAACTAAAAAGTATTTCCGCTCCACTAAATCTGGAGCGGGAATGACTAAAGCAGGTGTTTCTCGATATAGAAGAGAGAACCCTGGAAGCAAGTTAAAAACAGCTGTTACTGGCAAAGTTAAAAAAGGCAGTAAGGCTGCAAACAGACGCAAATCCTATTGTGCAAGATCAGCAGGGCAAATGAAAAAGTTTCCTAAAGCTGCAAAGAATCCTAATAGTCGATTAAGACAAGCCAGAAGAAGGTGGAAGTGCTAATGAATATTAAAGAAATAGCAACAGGTGTATCTATTGTTTTGTTTGCAGGTGCTATTGGATGGACTATGCAGACTCTTATTGAGGTGGATAAAAGAACAGCTATCATGGCAGAAAAGGTGTCTGAAAACCACAAGATGATTAAACCTTTGTGGGAAGATTTTATAAGAAGGAGCAAACCAAATGACAATCTTGCGAAGCTCGATGACCAAACAGATAACAAAGCCTGGTTCAAGTGGAAATAAAAAAAAGAAAAGAAAGAGAAATAATAAAAGGAAGTCCTGTTAAATATTGTTTGGATTGTGGGCACAGAAAATGGTCTTGTAAGTGCTACAGAGTAACGGGATTCGAGGAGTTAAGAAATGCCAAAAGACGCATGTTATCACAAAGTAAAAGCAAGATATAAAGTTTTTCCATCCGCCTATGCATCGGGTGCTATTGCAAAATGTAGAAAAGTAGGTGCAGCAAATTACGGAAACAAATCAAAGAAAGCAGATGGCGGTATTATGGATAAACAAGCCGTTATCAAAGCATCAAACGGTAAAGTATATAGAAAAAGAAAAGCAAAAGATCCACGGATCGCAAGAGGTTGTGGCGGTGTTTTGAATGAAAGACGAAAGAAAACGAAGTATTCATAATGGCAGTAAGAAAGACAAAATCAGGTTTAGCACTTAAGAGATGGTTCAAGGAGGGCTGGAAAGATGTTAAAACGGGTAAGCCATGTGGTAGGAAAAAGGGCGAGAAAAGGGGTACGCCTTATTGTCGCCCAAGTAAAAGGGTGTCTTCAAAAACTCCGAAAACTGCTTCGGAGATGACTTCTACTGAAAAACGTAGTAGAATAAGACAAAAGAATAAGTTAGGTCAACCAGCTGGTAAGCCTAGAAGAGTTAAGTCTCTTAGAAGAAAGAAGAAGTAAATGGCAACATCAAATTCAAGAGATTTCGACTTAGATGTCGGTGAAATAATAGAAGAGGCTTATGAGCGTTGTGGTTTAGAAATGAGAACTGGCTACGATGCTAAAACTGCTAGACGTTCATTAAATCTTATGTTCGCTGATTGGGCAAACAGAGGTTTGAATATGTGGACAGTCACACAAGACACTAAAACTATTATTTCTGGTACGGCAACATATTCATTTGATTCTACTTATGTCGATCTCTTGGAAGTTGTTTTAAGAAATAGTAGTGGGACAGATTTTACTTTGACTCAAATGAGCCGTAGTGAATATTTAACTATTCCCAATAAAGCAAATAGTGGTCAACCAAGTCAGTACTTCTTTGATAGACAAGTAACTCCGACTATAACTTTGTGGTCAACACCTGATGCTACATACACATTAGTTTATTATTATGTAAGCCGTATTCAAGATGCAGATGCTTTAGTTAATAATGCAGATGCTCCGTTTAGATTTCTTCCTTGTATGGTAGCAGGACTTGCATATTATCTAGCAATGAAGAAAGCACCAGAGAGAGTTCAGTTATTGAAAGCTGTTTATGAAGAAGAATTTCAAAGAGCCGCAGCAGAGGATGCTAATAGCACTCCTTTAAAATTAACCCCTAGCATGACATACTATAGTTACTAATATGACAAACATTATTGAAACAAAATTTGGAACCTTAGTTAACACTAGCAAGATAGCTTCTGGTAGTGCATCACCTATCAAAAAGTCTGGAGCTTTTTATAGTTTTTCTATTCGTTTAAGTAATGATGATATTCGTGAATATTCTTTTACAAATAGAGATAGAGCAGAAAAGATGAGAAAGATTTTAATAAGCCACTTAGAACAAAAAATAAAGATGGATTATAAGAAGCATGGCTAGGTTTGCAACAGGTAAAAAAGCATGGGGTTATTCAGATCGATCTGGTTTTCGCTATCGTCTACGAGAGATGAAAACAGAGTGGAATGGTTTGAAGGTTGGCCCCGATGAATACGAGCCTAAACATCCTCAGTTAGAACCAAATCATCCTGGTCCAGATCCAACAGCCTTGTACCAACCACGAGTGG